GCGCCTGATTTGTGTATTTAGACAAAAAAAGAGACCCATAAGGGTCTCTAGAAAAATATGTAAAATATGAATTACATAAGGTTTGCAACTTTAACTCTTCTGTAGTATACGTTGCTGTTACGTGAAAGAACACCAGGAGTGGTTGTTGTTGCACCTTTAGCAAATGGGTTTGCAACAATTCCGTAACGAGTCTTAAATCCAATTTTTGGTTGGAAACTATCTGGACCGACACTTCTTACCATCTGTAATGGAACGTATGGGCAGTAGAATATACCTGCGTCATAAGGTGAAGTACCTTTATAACCTGCAACATAGTACTGTGAAGCAGCTACGTTTGCAGCATATGGGTCGATGTAGACTCTGAACTTACCTGCAAGAACACCAGCAAATGTATTACCTGTGTCATCGACATTTAAGTTTGCATTAAGTGCAGGAGTGTAATCAAGTACACCAGCCATTGTTAATGCTGAAGCAACGTCTGCGGAACATAGGATCATGTTACCCTTTCCACGACGAGTTCTTTGTGCGATTGCGTTAGCATCTCTTTCGATTTGGAAGATCAAACCTTTGAACTTCTCAACTGACCATCTTCCGTTGGAATCTGTGTCTAGGTCGAAAGCACCTGCTGTTGCAACGTTTGTCTGTGCACCAGACTCAGCAACCTTATAGATTGTTCTGATAACTTCTCTGTTGATCTCTGCAAGAATCTCTGTTGAAAGAATGTTTGCAAGTTCTGCTTCAGCATTCAATCCGTGGATTGCTTTAAGATCTTGAGCTAGCTCTAGTGAATACTCAGCTTTGAGTGCTCTGGACTTCGCAGTCACAGTAACTTTCTCAATACTGAATGCCATCTCGTTGAAAGCATTAGAAGCAGAATCTCCGAGTGCTTCGGAAGCTCCTGTCTCCATACCTTGACCAACGTTGTATGAAGCTGTAACAGCAGATCCAACTGGGTTTAGTGCGCCTGGGTTTGTACCCTTCTGAGGTGAAGTTGTACCGAAACCAGCAGCAACGTCTGTAAATCCACCAGTTAAGTTCTGTGAACTATTCTGTGCAGAGAATGTTGTATCTGGCTCATCGAATAGTGCCTCATCTCCACTCTGATTAGTGAATCTAGATCTCATCGCAAAGATAAGTCCAGTTGGGCCACTCATTGGTTGAACACCAGCAAGGTCATAAGCGACCAAGTTTGGCATTGCTCTTCTTATCAATGAGATAAGTACTGGGTCGAAACCAGCAACAGGGCCTGCAGCTGCAGCTGAACCACTAAATCCACCTGTACCAGCAGAGTTAGTTGGTGATGCCTCTGTTAAGCTTTGGAAAGCATTCTCTTCTCTGAGCATTTGCTCTTGGTTCTCAAGAAGTACAGCAGTAACATTACGTCTATGCTGATCTTGAATTTTATCCGCTCCTTCTGCGTCTAGGAGGGGAGCCCACTTTTCAGTGAGTTGTTGATAATTGATGTTTTGTTGCATCGTCTTGTAAGGGTTGTTTTAAAAATTAACGAGTTCCTACTTCATACGTCCAAGTGCTTCAAGATAGGAAGCCATTGCACCAGTAGCTGGCTCAATGTGATCTGCCTCTTCTTTTAGTTCTTGAGGAGCGGACGTTGTGGAAGTTCCCTTCTTAGAACCAAAGTATGATTCTTTGAGTGTTTCGATCTTTCCACGATAGGATTCTTCACTTTCAAACTCAACACTTTCTGCAAGACTTTGGAGCTTCTCTTTCTGAGATACTGCAAGTCCTTCAGCAACGTTATTAATGATAGTCTGTGCAGTTGACTCACCAAGTTTTTGGTTAAGTGCAACATTCTTTTCTATCTGCTCATTGAGCTTGGTCTCCATTTCATCAAGTTTGTCCACCATGTTTTCTAGGACATCATATTTGTCGTCAGGTAAAGTTACATAATGTTCTTCAAAAAGCTTTTTCATGCCTTCCATGAATGATTCTGTCATCTCAGTCTTAATTCCTCTCTCGACTGCGATAGCATTCTCTTTCATCCATTCGTCGGCAACGTACTCTAAGTATGCATCAGTTCTCTCAGTAAGTTCAACCTTAATGGTTTCAACTTCCTCTGTGAGTTTCTTAGTATACTCTTCGTTTAGTTGATTTTCGATATCAGTGATTTTAGCATTGATAGATGCTTCAAAGATTGTCTTAGCCTTCTCTTTAAACTCTTCGGATAAATCCTCACCAGATAGAAGTGCGTTAACATCTTCTTCAATGGCGGCGTTTAGATCGACTTTTTCCTCAGTTGCTTCAGTAGATTCCTCTTCTGCGACAACCTCTTGTGATTCGTCGGCTTCTGCCTCTTCGGCATATTTTGGTGCAGTAGGCATAGGATCAGCTTTTCCAGCGTTCTTTGTAATCACATCTTTAACTTGCTTAATAGTCGCTGTTGGCGTCTTAAGCATGTTACTGTTATCATCAGGCTTTGAGTTCTCAGGTGTAGGGCCACCAAGATCTTCAACAGCACCTTGACCATCAGGAACGTAATTTGGTGTGGTTGGCATTGGGTCGCCCTTAGCTGCTCCACTATTGACAGCGGTAGATGATTGCTGTGTCTTTACTTCCATTTCTTGTAAATCTCCACGAGACATTTTGAACTCTCCGTCTAAAAACGTGTTAGATATCGTATAATCTATGTTTATTTATTAAATCAGAGATTTGATAAGAAGTTTTGGAATATTTCCAACTTCTTCTCGTCAAGTTGTTTCTGATCTACTAAAGTATTTATAGTTTTTTGGGTCTTCTCAATTGCGGCCTCTACTACCTTCTCAGGTTCAGCAACAGCAATCGCAGGGTGAGTCATAGTTTTTTCTTCTACAACTTTAACTACAGATTGTCTTGCCTTTAAGATTCCAGCTTCCCAGATCCAATCAACTCCCTCCATGATACCATTGACAAAAGCGTCAGGGGCAGAAGGATCTGCAACTATATCAGCTGCAGTTGCAAGCATGAAGTCTTCACCAACGACTTTATAACCTTCGCTAGTGTCTTTAAGACTTCCCATTCCTCTTGATGATACTCCAAGAGTAACACCGTCATCTAATAATGACTGTGCAATAGTACCCATTGGTGTATTGAGGAGTTGTGCTTTACCCACAAAGTTTGTTCCTTCTTTATGAAGGTCTACAATTTTGTGTGAAACTCTGTCTAGATTAACCGTGGGGCCTTCGGGGTGTCCCAACTCACCAAGAGCACGACCCTTACCAACAAATGCTTCGTTATATCTAGTGACCTCTTTCTCAAGAGTTTCTACAGGATAAAAACGACCATTTCTGTTCTTAAGGTTTCCTTGTAAAAAGATACCCTCAATAAACATATTCTTCTTGCCGTTTTTTTCTTCGACAAGAACCTTGGCGGTTTCGATTTCTTCTGTAATGAGTTTCATGTTAAGCCTCAGGTTTTTCTACTTCCTCATCATCAGGTGCATCTACTTCAGCAGTAGGTGCTTCAACTTCCGCTGTATCCTCAACGGAACTAGGTGTACCATCAGCTTCTGCTGCTGGTTCATCCTCAGCCTGTACTTCTGGTTCTAGGTAGGGATTAGGCCCACCAAACATATCAGCAGTGACAGCTGGTGTTACAGTATTGATATTCTCTTGTGACTTTGCATAAAGGATCTCTTTGATCTTATCATGCACATCAGCCTGAGCGTTATCAGCTGCAATCATGTCAATTAAATCATTATCCATAAAGGTTAATATAGAATAGGATTACTTAATATTTATATTTCTCCACCTTTGGGCATTTCTGGCGCCTCTGTGGCACTACCATCAATCTGCCCTTCTACTGGAGCACCCATAGCCATAGGATCGGGATTCATTGCCCCGCCTGGGAGTTGTTCTGGATGTACACCCATTTCAAGTTGTTGAACTTCCATAGGATCTGCAATCACACCATCCTTTATCTCCTGTTGCATCTGTTTGTCTATTTCTATGATCTCTTCGTCTTTTTGTTTCAGAATATGTCTTCTTACATAATCTGCTGAGAAATACTTCCCAACATAAGGATCTACTGCAGCAACAACTCCTAGTCTTTCGGTCATTAACTCTGATTCTTTGAGTTCTGCAAAATGATTATCGTAAACATAATCATACTGAATATGATCAGATAGAGTTTCCCAATCTTCTGGTGTAACGATATTTTTCAGTATTAACTGAGTCTTCAACATATCGTTGAAAAGATGAGAAAATCTCTTTCTCATTCTACCAACAAATTTGGTAAACTTAATCTCATCTCTTAGTATCTCAGATGATCTACCTAAGTTAAATCCATCACCTGATCCAGCAATACGAGATTCTGGAACTCCTAATGAACGGTATAATTTCTTTTGGAAGTACTCGATGTCGCTAAGTTCTCCAAGATTTTGTCCACCTGGCAACGTAGTGATTTCAGTGCCTCTTCCACCTTCACGTCGGGGGAGCCAGAAATCTTCGAGCATGGACATGTGTTTTCGGTCATCTCTAATTTCTCCTGTTGATGCGTCGTAAACTAATTTGTTTCGATAACGGTTCATCACCTCTTTGAGGTATTGTTCCGCTTTGATTTTTGGTAGATTACCTACGTCAATGTAGAATATTCTACGTTCAGGCGCTCTTGATAATCTGTATATAACAAGAGAGTCTTCAATCATTCTCAGTTGATTGAGTGCCTTAATTGACTTATGCAAATATGAAAGTATTGTTTGTTTATTTCTATCTACTAAACCTGAGTGGCAGAATGTAACAGCGTCAGGGGCAATCCTTACTGGTTTCTGTCTACTTGAAAATGGACTTTGACCAATAGCACCTAAAGTATTTTTTGCTTGATGTTGATTAGGGTCATACTGGTAGAACTCTTCTATCTCTGGACTTTCTATTTGATCTGGACTACTATTGTTTACTTGTTGGATCGCTCCTTTAAGAGTAGGATCTACCTTAAGTCTTCTTACTAACTTTATTTTGAGTGGATCTATATATCTAACTTCTTTGATTCCTTCTTCTGGTTTCTTGATGTCAATTACCTTATGGTAAAAAACTCTACCATCAACATACCAGTTTCTTAAAATTTCATGGCACTTTGTATCAAAGTCCATTACTTCTTTTATCTTCTTAAACTCATCTCTAATTAATTCTTTCAGCTTCGCAGATGCTGGAAGATTCTCCAAATCGATTTCGACAGGAGAATCATTCTGATCTGAAACTATTGCTTCATTTATTATATCTTCAATGGCAGAGTCCACTTCTGGGTGAAGTGCCATCTCACGATATCTTTTTATTAACTCGAATTCGGATTTATATACACCGTCAATGTCAACATACTGGCCATAGAACCCACTCGAAACGTAATAATCCGAGGAGTCCTCTTTATTCTGAGGAACAGGAGAGACGACATTTTTATTCTGATCGTCGTCTTTCTCTATTTTAAAACCAAATAATTTAGCCATTAACTCACTTCTACTGGGCTGTCCCAGTTATTTATCATTCTATTATAACATAAATTTTAGATTATGTCTATTGATTCTGATTGTAACCAGTTAAGAATGATTCTGAATCCTCTCCTCTATAGGCATCCCACCACTGGACTTGTAGATCCACTGTAAACTCTTCGACTGAATCTGACTGATCGTATGATAGTTCGATTGCACTTACGTTTGTTGGGAATATTCCGTGGAACTTATAAGTTTTTAGAACAGGAACGTTAGAATTAGCAGTAATTGCTTTCTGAAGTTTTCCAGCACTGTCACCGATATAGTTCTCAGGAGTTTGATAATTAGGTTGACCATTGATAGCGTCTCTACCTAACTGATAGACATATGCATTTGTCTGGTAATCAACAGGAGTCACTTCTCCAGTAGCATTATCAACACGGTTGATTCTATTCATCCATGCTTCAAATGCGTTTCTAAGTCTGAATGTTGTGTCGTTGATGACTGTGATTGTCCAAACATCGAATGTTCTATCTCCAGCAATTTTGAGGTTTCTGCCTCTGAATGGAATATCAATAACGTTGATATTCGATGCTGGTAGGTTTGCAGCCTTTACCATGAATCTAGTATCCAAGGCAAGTTCTTCGTTTGCGATCTCTTTCGCTATACCTTCTGGGTAAACTAGTTTTACCTCGAATAGGTTAGGACGAGCTCCACCACCAACCAACCTAGACCTAAATGAGTCTATGGTTCTTTGATTGACCTTTGGTAAATTTGCGGGCATTTTCTTTAAATCCTCTTCGTGACGTATTTAGTAAAATTAAACAGATCCAATCACTTCATCGAAGCTGATGCCTGTTCTTGTAGCAACAAAGGTTAGACCGATGAAGTTAATAGAACGTGCAGGCTTAACGAAGATGTCTGCCTTGAAGGTATTTGAATCAATAACATCTGGTGTGTTATTTGACTCATCACATATGACTACGAAGTCGGAAATACCTCTCTTAGCCTGTACATCACGAAGATATGGTTCAACAATGTTTACAAAAGCAGTTCTTGTAAGGTCATCATTGAATTCAAATAATTGAGCTCTTGCTGCTCTTTCGATAGTTCCTTCGATTGTTAAGAACAAACGACGAACATTGATTCTATCGAAAGCAGAAGCCTCTTTCTGTGCAGTCTTATCACCAAATAACACAAGACCAGCGCCAGGTGAGAATACAACAGGGTTGATTCTCTTAGGATAAAGTAGATCCCTCTGTGCTTGAGATGGGTTATATGCAATCTTAACTGCATTGTTGATTGTTCCTCTAGTTGCACCAGCTGGTGAGAACCAAGGGAATGAATTGATAGATGTTCTTGCCATCAATCCAGCAATATCACCATTTAGAGGAATGTATCTAAATGTGTTATTGAATCTATCAAAGGTGTATTTGTATCCAGAGTCAAATACTGCATAAGAACTGGATGTCAAACTCTCATAGAATGAGATAATATTGTTAGTTTGCTGATCTGAATTAGTTAAACCAACAACACCTGATCTATAAGGTGAAATACATGCGATGCAATCCTTACGAGTAGTTGCAATTTGGATAAGTTTGTTTGCCTTAGCCTGTGCCTCGTAAATTGAATCTCCACCAGATGGCCCTTGAATTAGATAGTTGACTGAGTACTCAGCAGGGTTATCTAATACAGTGTATGAGGAAATGATATCTCCTAATTCACACTTATACTTACCAACTGAACCATAATCATTACCGTTTGCAAGTGAGAACGTCTTAGGGCCAGCACCATTGAATGTTTTTCCTTGTGCTTCAGATCCCCATGTACCAGATGAATCAAGAGTATATCCACTTAACATAGTGAACTTAAGACCCATACCAGTTTGTGCAGCTCCAACAAAAGCATAGTTGGAGAAGTTTGCGACATAGTTCTTATAGTAGATGTCTGTGCTTGGAGATATCTTAGCATCGAGTGCCTTAGATAATCCAACCCATTTTTCTACAATTGCACCAGCTGTACCAGTTACTGATCCAGTATCGTCTACAACTAGTAGATGGAATTCATCATACTTAGAGTTTCTTGCTTTTGCATACTCAGTTGTGCTTGGTGCCTCTGCAATCTGACCCCACTTAATTGTACTGTTTGTAAGTCCAAGAGTCTGTTGATTATACCAATCGTGAACCATATTACCTTCTCTTAGGTAAAGTCCACTACCAATACCAGACATAACAATGAAGTCTGTATTTGCAAATGCAACTGTTGATGCAGTGTCCATCACGATTAGTGGATTACCACCTACCGCAGTTTGAACAGAAACAACGTCACCACTATATGTTCCGTTAAGTGACTTGATTTGGTCGCCAGGTGCAACCTTCAATGCACTTAGATCCTCACCGAATGTAATTTCGGTAGAACCAACACCAACTACAGCTTGGAATCTTGTTCTTTCAATTCTCTGAGATACTCCAGAATTATTGAAGATTTGATAACGGTTGGGTTGGTTATCACTTGCTGGTTTAGTGAAGTACTCGTTATAGACACCTATGTCATAACCTCGGAAAGCATTAGTTGAAGAACCTTCTTCATAATCAGCAACTTCCCAGACATCAGTTGATACGTTGTGTTTTGCAACAACTTTAACGTCAATACTTCCAGAGTGAATATCAGTGATTATACCCTTGATATATCCTGTTTCGATACCTACAGTTCCGTCTGTGTTTGCAATACTTGTTGAGAAACCAGCAGTAATTGCATATCCAACTACAAGACCATCAGTACCAATAGCGATTCTCTGATCAGCTTTAGCATCAATAGTGCAAATCTTTAAACCATTTGCCCAAGAGCCAGGGTTTCTTGCAGCATAGTTCCAATTAGTATCTGCTGAACGATTATTGTAGTAATCCTCAGATGACTTTATTGATAGGTTTGTAATTGCGACACCAACAGGTGCGTTAGCGTTGGATAGGGTTGCATTATTTGTTCTTAATACTCTTAGGATTCCTCCGTAAGATAAGAAAGAAGATGCAGTCATCCAGTACTCATATTGAGCATCGGTAGATTTGGGTGAACCAAAAGTATTAAGTAAATCGGATTCTGTCTCGATCAATACTGGTTCATTGACTGGGCCTTTTTCAAAAGGGCCTGCAATAGCTCCAACTTGGTCGTTGACTCCATCGATTCTTCCTACTGTTAGGTCTATCTCTTTTACCTTAACGCCTGGAGATACTAGATTTAGCGCCATGTTAGTGTTCCTCGAAGATCTCAGTTGTTTTCTCTGTTATTATTTAGAAATTACCACTTTTTCACTGGGGAAACGGTGCATGAACTCCCTACCAGTCAGGATATACGTCTGGTTTGCCTCTCTTTTTCTTCTTCTTTACTCTATTAATAGTACAAGATTTACATTCATAGGAGTATGAGGATGGCTTTTCACCTCTACTTTTTCTTGTCAGATAAAAACCATCTGTTAATGAATACGTTTTTCCACATACTCTACATGTTCTCTCGTGTAAAAACAGTACTGGATCATCTAAGTCCATTACAGGTAATCCCACATAAATGATCTGTCACCATATTCATCTACATGCCATCTCTCTCCATCTGTATCTACAAATGATGTCTCCTCAGACACACCATCAGATATAAAACCAAATGGTGCCATATCTGCCTCAATTTGATCCCTTTGATCATCATATACTCTCTTTCTTACATCATCATCTGTCATCTCTTTGAAATAATCTTGCATTACCAACCATGAGAATATCACTAGGCACATGGCAAGATCATCATTACACCCCTCTTCTGCCTCAAATGAATTTGATTTTTCAATAAAGGTTGTGAGTTCTGCAATAATATTATAATCCTTTACTATTAGTTTATCTGTCTCTATGAGAGTCTTGAGGTTAAGTGACCCTATCTTTTTGACAGTCTTAGACATCTTGACTCCTAGTTGCACCTTACTACCAGAGAATCCTTGACCCAATACTTGTCCAGCTCTACCTCTAACAGCAGTCATCAAAACATTTTCATACTCCATATCATAGAATAGTATAGACGCTATCTGATCTCCTATATCATTTACCTCACATAAAACATACGCATTATTGTATGCCTTAGCAAAATCTAAAACAACATTTGGAAACAGCATTGGTTTGATAGTATTATTTCTATACTTTGCAACAACTTTGTATGGAAACTCTGTGGTATCGAATACTATAAAGGCGGAGTAATCTTTCTCTACACCTCTAGCAACGTCAACAGTAATCGAATAGTTATGTTTATCTACTGGATTTTCATATATCTCTCCACCTCTCTTTCCACGATTTATTGGTTCATCATACACCATAGTCTTTAACTTTGCTGGTGATATCAATGTATCAACAGATCCTAAGAACTCACATTCAAACTCAACACGGAACTGTGCTTCTGATGTGTTCTTGATTGTCTGTTCTTTCCACGCTTCATCTCTGCCTGGCACTTCTGACCAGTGAACGTCTGTGGTGACGTATTCGTTTCTACCTAGTTCTGCATCATGCCACAGTCGGTAAAAGTGATTCATACCACGAGGGGTAGAAACAATAATTACCTTAGTAGACTTACCAGAACTAATAGTAGGATATACACTACTAAAGAAATCATCTGCTAAATGGTTGGCAACGAACGCAAATTCGTCTAAGAATATAATATTGAACGACATACCTCGAACAGCTGATGCAGAGGTAGATGCCGCAATGATCTTGGATTTGTTTTCCAATTCCATAGATCCTTTGTTCCATGCAATAATACCCTGTTGCATCCACTTGGGTAAGTTCTCATATGCAATTTGTAATCTACCAAGTAGATCTCTTGCAGTCTGAGCCTTGTTTGCAAGGATTCCTATTGTAACACTATCATTGAAGATGGCATAGTGTAAAAGATATGATACCACAGTCGTTGACTTACCTGACTGTCGAGGCATCTTACATATATTGAATCTGTTGTTATGGAAATTATTAACTAACTTTTCTTGGAAGTCATACATCTTGAATGGTACTAGACCTTCATCCAAGTTAATGATCTTCACATACTTCTGTGCAAAATATACAGGATCTTGAGCACATTTTAGAAACTCAGTAACTTGTTTCTTTGTAAAGTTCTGAGCAACATTTGCTTTTTTTAGATTAGGGTTTCCAAGGTATTGTTCATGCTGTACCATGATCTATCAGGGGTCAATTACTAATAAAGGTTTTGTTGGATCTTTGTCACTAGCATCAAAATATATTACTTTTCCGCCTGGATAAACTTTTTCTAATTCGTATTGAACATTCTTCTTCAAAGGCCTTGCCCTCTGAGGAAAGAACATTTGAATCATTTTAGTCTGGCCTCTGAATATAAATGTGATACTATATGTAGCACCATACTTATTCAGTCTTTTCCAGTTTTCTTCTCTTAGTGTTCTGAATGATTTCATGCCATTATTTATCTTTGTCTTTCATAGTTTGTTTCAACATCTTTTGTAATTCAGATGTGCTTCCAACAAATAATGAATTATTAGTGACATTGGTTGTCTTACTATCTTTCACTTCATCAATATCTTTCATTTTCTTTTGTAAGTCAATTAGTTTGTCTGCTGTATCTGCAACGTGTTTTATTAATTGACCAGCAACTTCATACGCTCTTGCAGAATCAGATTGTTGTGCCACATCTAATGCACCATCAACTGCTTCTTGACCTTTCTCAACTAAAGAATATAACTGAGCTCTACTATACTCATAGTCTTTTGTAACATCTTCCTTTCCAGACTTCACATTTTTAGGGTTAGTCCTTGTAGGTTTATTGACAGGTGCTTTCATAATCTCAGCACCTCTATCGATGTCTAGAGTTTCATCTATTTCATCAAATGTTTCGTCTTCAATCATAAGTCAGAATCCTTTCCTTGACTACTACTATAGATAGAACCATCTTCACTGATAAAGGCATCTACACCAAATCCAAAGTCATCACCCTCAACCACTTTGACATTATCTTGTATGGTGATTCTATTTACAGCTACCTCGGTATCATGTGGTTTGATTACACTTCTATATTGTCCACGTTTTACTTTTACTCTATTACCAGTTATGGAACTAATCAACATCTTCTCTTCATCTATTTGTATATAATCTCCTCTTCTAAGTGTGGCGGCACTGTTTACATTAAACTCAGTCTTGATTGCATCAAACGCCTCACTTGTTTTTACTTGACTATCATTAGTATAATCTTTTACTGCTACTGGTGTAGTGGTATATCTTACCTGTCTTGATGCAGTCATTGTGTTGCCAGTGTCTGTAACATAATCTGTCTTGACTTTCTTAATCAATCCTTCACTGCTATTGTTGATAGGGCCAAATAGATATGTCTTACATGTGAAGTTTAACGTATATACTAATGCTCTTCTTTCTAAGAAATCACCTTCGTAGTTATCTTCCATCTGGATTCCCTCCAGAGTGATTGGCATGTCTCTCTTCTCACCTATTATATTGACCAAATCTATTGTAAGATTAAATGCTGGTTGAAAATATGGTAGTATCTGTTCTAAAATTTGAATTGCATCCTCATTTAATTTTGCAAGGATGCTAAGTTGCATATTAATATTGTAAGGCACAGGCATGAAAGCCTTTACCATTTTGTTTGTACTTTTGTTTACAGACTTAAAGGTCTGCATTGTAGACACCTTTCTAGTTGCATCATAATTCATACCCATGACTTCAAAAGACATTCTAGGTAAAGTCAATGTTGTACCTACACCATCTTGATATTCTCTACCCTGTGCTACTCTTGCTAAGAATTTTTGTTGAGGGCCATATGATATAGGAACTTTGATAACACTGACAGCATTACCACTATTATCTTTATGTTGGATCTCAATGTTATTAAACAAGGTTCCGAAAGACACGATTGTCTTACGAATGATCTCATGATAGAAATGATTTGTTAACATAATATTACCACCTTATGAAACTATTTAGAATTCCCCAAACGGATTTCTTTCTGAGAAGTCTACAATCTCGTCTGCTTCAGACTCTATTTCCTCATTCCCAGAGAATCCAATATTAAATTCATCGTCTACAGATAACAGTCTATAACTGGAAGCTGCACCAACAATGATCTCTCCTATTTGGAAATCTCCAGTAGGTTCTCCTACTTTAAGAATATTATCGGCAGTATTCCAATAAGCCACATATGCCTGTGTTCCACTTGTTAATCCTCTAATCAATTCGTCTTGTGCATATTCTCCATACGAATTAGATGTTACAGAAGATATAGAAACTGTTGCAGCTGTATTAGTGTAACCAGCACCAGCATTACTATACATGATTTGAGATACAGTTCCAGCTGAACTTACAACAGCCTCTGCCTGTGCGTTCATGAGTAAAGGTATAGTTTCATTTGATTGTTGTATGTATACAGAGGTAATACCAACTGTAGGTGTAAATGTATATCCTAAACCACCAGTCGTAATTCCTATAGGCCCTAATACAGCTTCAGAAATTACAGCAGTTGCAATGGCCACAGATGTAGGTGAACCACCAGTAAATACCACAGTTGGTGGTGTTGTATATCCTGTGCCTGGATTTGTTAATAATATTCTATCTACTGACTGATTTGGAACACCAGATCTACTTGTCATAATAGCAACAGCAGTAGCTTGAGTTCCTGTCAATGGTGAATCCACAGTCATTATAGGGATAGAAGTGTAACCCCATCCTTCATACACTATTGATAATGCAGATACTTCTCTTGATGCATTAGTTGTGACACTGATTACTGGATGTTCATTGTCTAGTTTACGAATAAACTGTGCAGTGGTTGATGTTTGTACGTCAGTCTCTTGTTGTGTTTCTGATGTCGGAACTAGTTCTGCACTGGCAGTTCTTGTTGAGTTGTCACCAGTTAAGTTAAGAGTTATATGATCCATATAACCTTCCCATGATGCAGTTTGAGATGGAATAAAACCTTGTCCTGAAGCATCAGCACCGAGCTTCAGG